TGCCCTACACCTGTAATTGCCATAATTTATTTTTTTTAAATTTATTATTTATTTTTGTTTTTAATTTTAAACTTAAAACCAGTAGAATCATCGCTAAGCACTCTAAACTTAGTACCGCTTGTATTGTCGTTAGAAAAAGATTTTCTAGGATCCATACTTACGTTTTTAGCTTTTGCTACATTTTCTTTTAAAGCATCAGCTTTACCTTGTTGATAAAAATGATTAGCAATAGCATCGGGATTCATTGCTGTATATAAAGACTTGTGATAACCTTTTGCATCTGACATTTCATTATTTTTGTTCAAAAACTTTTTGACAAAATTATTAATATCACTTTGGGTTTCTTTAATCTCGTTAGCGTTTTTCACGTTAAACCTATACTTTTTATCACCGACGCTGTATTCAAAACCTTTGAATTTATCGTTAAAAACATTATTAGTTTTATTTAAAAAAGTATCAGTTTGTTTTTTTGCTATTTTTTGAGTTTCTTCTGACTCTTTGTTATATCTATTAAAGAAGTTTATAGCTTTTTGTTGCTCGGTAGTTAGCCTAGAACCAGCTTTAATTTCCTCATAGTATTTAGACTTTTGCCCGTCTAAGTGGGCTTTAGCGTTGGCAACTTGCTCTTTTAACGCTATTTTTTTCTTTTTAATCTCTCTTGGCTCATCTTCTTCTTCGTCATACGAAAATGAATCTTCTATTAAAAAACTAACTTCATCTTCAGTCAAGTGAGACTTTGTTTGTTTGTAATACTCTCTCAAGACAGTCATATCATCATAACTTGAAAAATCTTGATTAAGTCTTACATAATCTTCTAATGTACCACCAGTTTCTTCCATAAAATCTACAACTTTTTGTAAATTCTCTGGCAAAGGCGTTCCAGTTTGTTCAGCTTGAGCCACAGCTTCTTCAACTTCTTCAGTTAATTCTTCTGTTTGTTCTTGAACCTCTTCTTCAGTAATTTCTTCTAATACTGGGGTTTCTTGTGCTTCACCTTCCGGTTGTACTTCTTCTTGTTTTTCTGTGGTATCGGCATTTTCATCGATTCCAACCACTCCCTCGTCGACAGGGTTATCTTCTTTAGTTTCATCTTCTTTTGGTTTGCTTAAATCAACAACATAATCGCCGTCTTCATTAAATTTTGGTTTTTTAGTTTCTTCAACTGGTTGTTCAGTTGGTTGTGTAGTTTCTTCAACTACATTTTCTACGTTTTCTTTCATAATATAATATAATAATAATTAATAATTGTTATCTAGGGTCAAATGAGCCTAAATCAAAACCGCCTCCTAATATATCATTACCTGAAGACTCAAAGTTTTTAGGTGGTTTTCCACTATTTCTTTGGTCTATCATTTCACTTTGTTGGGTAGCTTGGATTTTTGTTCTTTCGTCCTTACGATCTTCTTTTTCTTTTTCGTTTGTTTTTTTAGCCTCGGCGTCTATCGACCTCAACTGCATGTTGTAATTAAATTCAATTTGCATTAGCTGTTTTTTAATTTCAGCTTCTTGTAACATTTTTTGACTATCAAGATTTGCTTTTAAACTTTCTAATTGACCTTGTGCAGAGGTTTTTGCTTGCTCTTTTTGAGTTTCCATTTGAGCAGCCATTTGCTGAGTTTGAGCATTTGCTTGTGCTTGAGCTTGAATATTTTGCTGTTGCATTTGCTGATCTTTAGCTAGCTTTTTAGCTCTACGTATTTTTAACAACTGATTAGCTAGTTTTATATTTTTAATTTCTCTAAGATCAATAGCATCAGCAAGTTCAATTAACTGTTGTTGTAAAGCCATTTGTATATTGTTTTCAAGCATAGCTTTTTCTTCTTCGTCAGGCATTAGCTCTAAAAATATACCAAAATCATACAAATGTAATTCTTTTAAATCTTCTAGCGTACCAACATTGTGAGCACCTATTTGTTGTATAAACGCGTCTTTTGTTGGTGAGTACTCTAGTATATCAGATATTCTTAACGAAAGAGCCTCAGCTGTGTCTTGTGTTAAAAACAAACCAGCTTGTAGTATGTGTCTTGTAGCTGTGTTACTGTTAGCAGCTGCTAATTTCTGAACACCAACTAAAGCGTTTTTATCTGGTGTTGTAGCATCTCTAGCTTCATTAAGCCCGGTCACATCTCTTATCATTTGTAAATAATAGTTGTAAGTACCTATTAAACTTTGCATTTTAGCACCACCGTTTCCAGACTGTATTTCTTGTATTGGTACTTTACCTGGGTTCATATCACCATCAGAAGTAAATGACCTACCAATAATAGAACCTGTTTGAAAAAACATGTTTAAAGCTTCTTGTGGGTTGTAATTTGTTCCATTACCTAAATCTATTTCAGCAAGTCCATCTGCATCTAAGTATATTCCATCTGGAACCATTCTAGACATTACTTGTTGTAGTTTCAAGTGTGTAAGCTGTATCATGTCAGCAAAACCAGTTACTCTACCAACTAAAGATTCTATACGTCCTCTGTACATGCGCGGAGCAACAATACTGTAGTTCATTTTAACCTTGGTAAAATCACTTTTAGGTCTCATCATGTTTTTAGACAATTCCCATTTTAAAACTTTATCAGTACCTATTATAATAGCACCATCATAAAGAACTTCTATTTTTTTTGCAATTCTTTCAAAACTACCATCAAGACTTTTAGGTGGATTAAACTTATCGTTTTTTTCTATTGCTTTATCAGCTCCAGTTCCAGTTTGCTTTATTTTATAAACTTGATTCATATAAGTTTTGTAATTAAAATATAAAACCTGAACCTTGTTATTGTCATTTTCAGGTGATGATTGACCTGTGTTAAAATTACTTTTGTTATGTGACTTATTTTTTGTTATATCCTCTAGCTCTGATACTGTTAAACTAGGAAACTGTTTTATTAGTTCATTTATAGGTATTGACTTTACTTCTCCAACGTAATATATATCATCAAAATAAGGTGATTCTGTATATGAATAAACTAAATCAACAGGATCAACGTAATTAACAACAACACCTTCAGATGTATTAAAACTTGTTTTTACAGCACCAATACCTAAAACTGTTAAATCATAATAAAATCTTTTTTTAGTAAGCTCGTACTTATTACCTTCTAGTAAAACATTTAAAGCTTGTTCTTCTGCAATTTCAACAGCTTGTTTGTATGTTAGCTGCATATGTAAATCAAGCTCTTCCTGGGTTTCAGGTAAAGTTTCTATATCACTTTTATATAAATCAATACCTGTTTGGCTTGCTACTAGTGATTTATAGTCTTTAGTCATCATGTCTTCGAGTATATTTTCCATATACTCAGTTCTTTTACCAACACCATAAGGATCTTGAGAATAAGCTTTTATATCAAAAGTTCTTTCGGCTATACCATTTACAACTATATCAACAAACTTAGGTATAATAGGTACTGGTTTCCAGTCTAAATTAAGATATGACAAATCACCATTTATAGATAATTCATCTTTATATTTTTGTATTGATTGTTCTCCTCTAGCATACAACCTTAGCTTGTGAAAATTATTATGATTAGTTCTATACTTATTAGAACCTCTATCTATATGAAACCACTCATGTTCAATAGCTCTAGCAACCTTTAAACCATATTCAATAGTTTGCTTTTCGTCATCACTAACGACTTGAGAGGGAAAATAACTTGTTATAACAGACTCTGCCATATTTATTCTTTAATTAATTTAGATGTACTACCTGTGTTTTTATACCTAGCAATACTTATGTTTAGTTTAGGTTTTGTTGTTGGTGCATTTGGTCTGTAAAGATGTCTATTGCATGCCATAATAGCTAATCCAGAACTAATAGCAGCATCAAATTTTGTTCTTTTATTTATATCAAATTTAGCCCAGTCATTAAGCAAATCATTAAAATACATTGTCCCATAACTACCATCTTGCTTTAACCCCACATGGTCTTGTATATACATTTCAATTGCAGCCGCGTGAGCTTGCTTTATATCTTCACTTGAGTTTGGTATTCCACCTACTTCTTTTTCTGCTGTAGATAGTTTGTTCCACACTTTGTCAGGTCTATTCATACTAAAACCTCTGTAACCACGTCTTCGTAAATAATACAATAAACGAGGTTTGTTGTTCTCTGCGAGTATAGGCATTCCGTAAAATACTAATGCCATTAGAACGTCTTCAAAGAATATCTCTGCGGTTTGTGGTCTAGCTAAGTATTCTAAAAACATCATGTTTGACGGAGCCTCTTC